GACCCTATCGGTTATGCGGTAGCGGTAGCTGAACAGAGTCAGCGTGAGAAACAGTTAGCAGTAGTCAGGAATGAACAGCAACGCATTGCCCAACAGCAACAAGCCGAGCAACAAACCCAACTGCAAAACCATCTCCGTCAAGAATCTGAGAAGCTAGTTAGTCTTATTCCTGAGTTAGCTACGCCACAGGGTGATGCGGTTCGGAAACAAATCCGTGACTATGCGAAGTCTGTAGGGTGGTCTGACCAAGAACTCAGTTCCGTATATGACAGTCGTGCTGTGCATACGTTGTATAAAGCAATGAAGTATGAGCAACTTCAAAAGAGCAAACCAGAGTTGAATAAAAAACTCCAGTCTGCCCCTAAGATGATGCGCTCTGGTTCTTCTGCGCCAGTTACAAGGAATTCACAGGATAAACAGGTTATGCAAAGGTTGCGTGAGACAGGAAAAGTCGCAGACGCAGCTAAAGCATTTGAACGATTCTTTTAAATTTTGGAGTATTAAATTATGGCTACCTATCAAACATATACCGCAATCGGTATGCGTGAAGACCTCTCTGATGTTATCTATAACATCAGCCCTACAGACACACCTTTTATGTCTTCCATTGGCAAGACAAAGGCTACTGCTGTGTATCACGAGTGGCAGACTGACAGCTTGGCTGCTGCTTCTTTGTCAAACTACGCAGTTGAGGGTGCAACAGCATCTGACGCTACTATGTCTCCAACAACTCGTGTTGGTAACCGCACTCAGATTGCACAGAAAACTATCAAGATTTCTGGCACTTTGCAGTCAGTTGACAAAGCTGGTCGTAAGTCTGAAAAGGCTTATCAGTTGGCTAAAGCCTCTGCTGAAATCAAGCGTGATATGGAAACATCTTTGTTGAGCAACCAAGTTGCTACCAATGGTGATTCTTCTACTGCTCGTAAATTGGGTGGTCTGCAAGCATGGTTGAACAGCAACTATGATGGCGGTACTTCTGGTGTTGCTGGTGACTTGGGTACTACTGCTCGTACCAACGGCACAAACCGCACCTTCACAGAAGACATCTTGAAAGTTGTTGTTAAAGAAGTGTACGCTTCTGGTGGCAATCCTAAAGTGTTGATGGTCAACCCTGCTCACAAGCAAGTTGCATCTACATTTGCTGGTATCGCTGCACAGCGTTTCATGGCCCCTGCCAATACCCCCAGCACTATCATTTCATCGGCTGACCTCTATATGAGCGACTTCGGAACGATTTCTATAGTACCGAATAGATTTATGACTTCTACCAACTCATGCGATGAGACAGCGTTTATCGTTGACCCTGACATGGCTGCTGTAGCTTACCTGCGTCCCTTCCAGACCAACGAGTTGGCTGTGACTGGTGACAACGAGTCTACACAGTTGTTGGCTGAGTACACCTTGGAAGTTAAAAACCAAGCTGCTCACGGCATCATTGCTGACTTGACACCTTAATCTAAGGTGACCTAAAAAATGCCTCAGACTAACCCTCTGGGGCATTTTCTTTTCTAGCCAAACTGATAGAATTGCGCTATGACAAATCCTATTATTCCTCGCAAAACTGTTGTTCATGCTGATGGTGATGGTGGAATCATCATTGAAACTCGTGAAGACATTTCAGCTATTCTTGAGCAAAATAAAAAAGAGTACAACTCTTTTGATGAAAAAGCAAAATGGTCTGATGATTTACTTGGTAACAAAATAGCATCTATACCTTTTACAGTTATTGATGAACTCAATAAACAAGGTATCATGCGTGGTTTTTCTATCGTTGACCAAAAGCGTATGAAGACGTGGTTAAATGAACGAGATAACAGAGTTTTTAGAACTCGAACAGGAGTTGTATGAGTTTTACTACCTATGCTGAACTACAGACAACTATTGCAGAATATTTGGCTCGTTCAGACCTAACGACTCAGATTCCAGACTTTATCCGTTTGGCAGAAGTACGCTTACGCAGAGACTTGCGTATTCGTCAGATGTTGACTTCTACATCTCTAACCTGCACATCTGGGACTGCTACAGTTAACATCCCATCTGACTTCTTGGAAGTAAAAGATTTTGTGGTTGCAGGTAATCCTGTATTTCCATTGAACTATGAATCTCCGTCTTTGTTCTCTCGTAACTCACGAAGCATGGACGCTGGTAAGCCATTGGATTACACAGTCTTGGCAAGCACATTCAAGTTAGCACCTATTCCTGATTTTGCTTACACATTGAGTTTGGTTTACTCTGCTGCGCCTCCTTTCTTGAGTACATCAAACACAAGTAATACATTCTTGACTGTTTGTCCTGACTTGCTCTTGTATGGTGCTTTGATTGAAGCCGAGCCTTACTTGATGAACGATGCTCGAATCAATACATGGGGAACTATGTTTGACAGGGCTATGGGTTCGTTGACTCGTTCTGATGAGAAGGGTCAATTCTCTGGCGTTCCTTTGGCAATGCAAACTACATACATCTAATATGGCTACACAAAGAATTCAACTAGGTGAGTGGATGCCTGACCAGTCAGGTATTACTGGTGCATTGACTAACGCTAAGAACGTGGTTTCTCAAGCTGTGGGATATGGGCCTTTCCCTAGTGCTGTAGCGTTCTCTGGTACTGCTGCCGAGGACTTAGTTTCTTTGTACGCTGCCAAGAATCCAGACTCTACGACTCAGTTGTTTACTTCTGGTGCATCTAAGATTTATACAGTAGATGGCGTAGGCGCATTGACTCAAGTTAAGACAGGGATGACTACTGGTATTAACGACAAGGTTCGTTTTACTCAGTTTGGTAAGACTGTTATCACAACTAACAATGCTGATGTATTACAAGCATGGACTTTAGGAACTTCTACAGCATTTGCTAATTTAAGTGCTTCTGCGCCTATTGCTAAGTTCATTACTGTTGTGCGTGACTTTGTGGTTTGCGCTAATACCTATGAATCTTCTGCACAACAACAATATCGTGTTCGTTGGTCAGCTATCAATAATGAGACTGATTGGGTAGAGAATGTAAACACTCAGTCTGACTATCAAGATATTCCTGATGGTGGACAGATTGTAGGAATCCGTGGTGGTGAGTTTGGCTTGGTGTTCTTAGAAAGAGCCATTGTTCAGCCAATTGGTAGTGAGAAGGTTGACCGATTCTTTATTGATGACGCATCAGAATCTGACTATGGTTCTATGTCTGCTGCTGTTGACCCTATTCGCAAACTGGTTATTTGGAACTATGTAGCTACAGACGGAAATCGTAAACTAATCATTTACAACTTTGCTACAAAGAGATGGACTTATGCAGATGCAGGTACTGATTACTTGTCTGAGGCATCTACGACTGCTGTAACTCTTGAGCAGTTAGATAGCATTAACGCATCTATTGACGCATTGACGACAAGTTTAGACTCACGTTTGTATGTGGGTGGTAAGTATTTCCTTGGTGGTACGCTAGGTGCAAAGGTTTATACCTACACAGGTGCAAGTCTTACAGGAAACATTGCTACTGGCGACATTGACCTTGGTGGACAGTCTGTAGTTACTTTGGCTAGACCACAGGTAGACAATGGCTCTGCAACGATTGCAGTAGCTTCTCGTACATTGTTAAGCCAAGACGTTACCTTTGGGACTCCAGTAGCTGCTGACTCAGAGAACAGGGTTTCTTTGCGTAGCGCAGGGCGTTACCATCGTATTCAAGTTGTTCCTACTGGCGCAGATTGGAAGAACGCTGTTGCTGTAGATGTGGATGTGACAGGTCAGGGAGTGCGCTGATGTTTAGAAGCCTACCTGCGTTTGGTGGTGACCAGAGGGCTGTGGCTGAAGTTGTCCGTGGAATCATGGACGGAAAGACCAATAACACAGGGACTTTGACTCTGGCAACTGGTGGTGCTACCACTACCACTTTGACAGACAGGAGGATAGGCCCAGACAGCGTTATCTTGTTTGCGCCAGCGTCTGCTGCCGCCAATGCGGACTATATGCCTTATGGGGCTTTTCAGAGCCTTGTTGACCAAACTCTTGCTGCAGCAAATACTGCCTATGCAATGACGATGGACACTACGGACTTTTCCAATGGCATAACTTTATCCAATAGTTCTAGGATGAATGTCAAAAACACAGGCATTTATAATTTTCAATGGTCTGGTCAGTTTGAGAATACCGACTCGCAAGACCATGATGTAAGGGTTTGGATAAAAATCAACGGAACGAACCTTACTGGCTCAACAGGATTCTTTGCTGTACCTAGTAAACATGGTTCGGTTGATGGTCGTGGTTTGGTTGGTTGGAACTATTATTTAAGCCTAAATGCCAATGATTACATTGAACTTTGGTGGGAAGCAGATAGTGCATTAGTAAGTCTTCAAGCCTATGTTGCTGGTACAAATTACCCATCTACAGCGTCTTTGATTACTACAATGAACTACATCTCTCCATCAGCATTGACAAACATTTACGCTAGTTCCCAAGGACAGGGTACGGCTACGATAACCCACTTTGCAAATTCGACTGCCAATAAGACATATAGGTATGCAATTATTGGTTAATTTTAATAATTTATGTATAATGGATTCCGTGGATGACCCATCTTGGAATCCGAAACTCTAGGAGTAAAAGATGGCTACCACTACCACATCGTCAATTGACCCAACAATTCAGCCCTACCTTTCGTATGGCTTACAGCAAGCACAGCAAGCCTATCAGGGCGGTGGGCCTCAGTACTATGGTGGTCAGACTTATGTAAGCCCTAGCACTACCACTCAAACTGGTCTACAGGCTTTAGAGGCTCGTGCTTCTTTGGGTAATCCCTTACTTCAATCTGCTCAGAATCAGCTACAAAACACAGTTTCTGGTGGTTTTCTAGGTGGAAACCCTTTCTTTCAAGGTGCATTTCAACCTGCTGCCAAGGCTGCTGAGACTCAGTTTCAAACAACTTTAGGTGACATTGCATCTAAGTCTAGCCTAGCAGGGCGTTATGGCTCTGGTGCTATGGGTTCTTTGCAAGACAGGGCAACTGGTCAGTTTGGTCAACAATTGGCTAATACTGCTGGTCAACTGGCTTATCAGAACTACGCTGATGAGAGAGCAAGACAGCAAGCTGCTACGATGGCTGCCCCTGCAATGGCTGGTGCTGACTACCAAGACATTCAGCAAATGTTGCAAGCAGGTCAGTTGCGTGAGGGCTACCAAGGTCAGCAATTGCAATCCGACATTGCTAAGTTTAACTTCTTGCAAAACCAGCCACAACAGAACTTACAGAACTATCTATCTTTGGTCTATGGAAACCCATTAGGACGAGTTGGTCAGTCTACAGCTAGTGGCGCAGCAGATACATCATCATTGCAAAACCTATTAGGTATTGCTGCTGTTGGTGGTGGTTTATATAAGAATCTAGGCTCTCCTAACATTGGAAGTTGGTTATCTAATTGGGGTTCTACTCCTAGCAACTTTGTTGACGTTGGTGGATTAGGTGCTGCATCTAATGCTACTTTGGCACAATTAGGAATCTAATTATGGCTGGACTATTAGACATTTTCGGTACAGGCGGTGCAGACACAATGGGTCTGTTGGGTATGTCACAAGCTGACATTGCTCGTAATCGTGACGATGCACAAGCACAAGCCTTGTATGCCCTAGCAGGGCGTTTATTCCAAGGTGGCAATACTGGTCAGTCTATTGCTGAAGGATTGCAAGCTGGTCAAAAGGCTTACAAAGGTGGTATGCAAGAAACATTGCAAAGCCAGTTACAGAATGTCCAGTTGGCTGACATGATTCGTAAGCGTAAGTTAGAACAACAACAACTAGCTGAACAACAACGAATTCAAGGTGTTATCCAAGGTGCTGTAACCAAGCCTCAAGAAATTTATGGTGAGGACATTATGGGTCAGCGAGTAGGCGAAGGCATGACTGCTGGTGGCTTTGATTTGCAAAAAGCAATTCCTCAATTGATGGGTTCTGCTGAAGGTCGCAAAGCACTAAATGAGTTGGTTGCATCTCAGAAAGCAATGCAACCAGAGTACAAAGAAGTTAATGGTGCGCTTTATGAGATTTCTGCTGGTATGCCTCCAAGATTGGTTGCTGGTTCAAAAAAGCGTGATACTGTAACAGTTGGAAATGTTGTTCTTGATAAAGACGATATGCGTGTTCTTTATACCGCACCTGATGCACCTGCTGGCTCAATTAAAGAGTTCCAAGATTTTATGAAGTTGCCTAAAGACCAACAGGCAGCATATATTCAATTGCAAGAACAGAAGCGTCCTGTTACAAACGTCAATATGTCAACAGAGGGTGAGCGTAAAGCTAGTTTGTTCCAAGAGCAAATGAAGGGTGCGTCTGATACGATTGCATCGCTTGGCCCTGTTGACATGGCAAACAGAACAAATCAGGCTCAATTTATCGGTGCTGGTGGCATGGGTAATATTGCTATCGACCCTAAGATTCAACAATACAAGCAAGCAGCAAACCAATGGTCTGAATCTTACTTGCGTGTTAAAACTGGTGCTGCTGCAACACTTCCTGAAGTTGAACTTAATAACAAAACATTCTTCCCTGTGTTTGGAGATGATGCGGCTACTGTAAAACTTAAAGAGCGCATGAGAAAGAAAGCTGAACAAGATTTGGGAATTATGGCTGGTCGTGCCGAAGTTAAAGATTCTAAAACAACACCCAAAACTCCTGAAGCACCATTAAATTTCGAATTGCCTAGTGATTTTTCATCTCAACTTGCTGCTGAAATTGCAAGACGCAAAAAAGAGACTAGTAAATAATGGACTTAACTAAATTATCAGATAGTGATTTGATGGCACTACAGTCAGGTGACTTGACTAAAGTCTCTGATGCTGGTTTAGCTATTCTTAATCAAAGTCAACCAAAATCCCCAACACTCAAAGAATCATTTGAGCGTGGTGCTGGTCTAACTTATCGTGCTGTTGCCCCTACATTAGCTGGCGCACAGATTGGCTCGTATGGTGGCCCATTAGGTGCGCTTGTTGGCTCAATGGCTGTTCCTGCTGCTGATGCTGTCAATGCGTTATTAAATGTAATTGCTTCACCATTTACTGATAAGAGATTGATTCCTGCATCTCAAGCTATTCAAAACTTGATGACGCAAGCTGGAGTTCCTGCTGCGCCAGAAACGCAAACACCAACTGAGCGAGTTGTTGGTGGTGGATTAGAAGCAATGACAGGTGTGGCTAGGACTATTCCTGCTTTGATTAAAGCATCTACAACTGCTGCATCTCCTGTGACTCGTGGAGTTACAGAGCAACTTGCTGTAGCCCCTAAGACACAAGCGATTGTGACTCCTACGGCTGTTATGTCTGGTCAAACAGTTACAGAGGCTACTGGTAATCCTTTATATGGCGCAGCTACCACATTGGCAACAGGTACTGCTGGTAGCGTTAAGCGTTCTCAAAAAGAGCAAGCATTGTCTTCTCAGGCATTAGACAGAATTGCCACAGACAGATATGACCAATTAAAAAAATCTGGTGTTCAATTAAAATCTGATGAGTTTGTTGACTCAATGGATAAGATTGCAAAAGGTCTTAGAGAAGAAGGTTATGCACCTGAAATTTTCCCCAAAGTAGCTGGCGCAATTAACCAACTTACATCTACTGCCCAACCTAAAGATTGGACTGAACTTCAGGCTTTGCGTAAGATGATTCGTGCTGGTCAAAAGAGTATTGAGCCAGAGGAAAAACGAATGGCATCTATTCTTTTAGATGAATACGATAACTACTTAATGACTGTTCCTAAAGAATCAATTATTTCTGGGGATATGAAAAACGCAACCCAGTTATGGTCTGAGGCTCGTAATGCTTATTCAAAAATGAAAAAGTCTGAAGTATTTGAGGATATGCTTAATGAAGCAAAGCTAGACAGAAGCAAATTTACTCAGTCTGGTGAAGAAAACTCACTTGCTAAACAATTGCGTCAACTTGCTAAGAATGACAAGAAAATGCGTTTGTTTACTAAGACTGAACAGGACGCTATTGAGAAAGCTGCCAAAGGCGACAATGTTCAGAATATGTTGAAATTCTTTGGACGCTTTGCACCAACTGGCCCTGTGAGTGGATTGTTTACTGGTGGTGCAACTATGTATGCGCCAGCAGTCGGTATTCCTATGGCATTGGGTGCAGCAGGTTCTCGCGTAGCTGCTACAAATATGCGTAGAGGTAGCGTAGAGGACTTGACTAACATTATGCGTACTGGTGGTATCCCGCAAACAATTGGTGGGCCATTTAGGGCTGTTACACCAACAACAGCTAGAGGTCTATTGTCTATGGAAGACTTAGACGAAGAACAGCGCAATCTTTTGGGTATCCAATAAGGACTAACATGGCAAAGACCAAGATTTCAGAATACAGCAGTACCGCTAATAACAATACTGACATTAACAGTATTAACTTAGCGGAGGGTATGGCCCCATCTTTGGTCAACA